AGCCTTGAACATCTATTATCATTTCCTTTTCTTCAAGGTCATGCTTGTCACGAAAGTTAATAGCCATCAAAACCGCCTCTCGATTGGTGTTTGTCATTGAATACTTAATATCGCGACATACCCATCCGTAATGCGACCACAATTCCCAATACTTGAATATTAGGTTGTCAAATCCCGTAGTAGCCATATCCATTGTCATACGACGCTTGATAAGTTCACTATTGTGCGGAACTTGTGAAGGTCTAAACATTCGTTCTACGTCCGTCTTAGGCAATTCTGAATTTACAATATCCTCAACACTTGATTCCTCGTCGGTAAGTGAATAGTTCCAGTTAGATTCGTAAGCCGATTTTGCGGTAGCGGAGTTAGCAGCAAGACCACGATAGGACTTGTTCTTAGATAGCATTTTCTTGTTATCACGAACATCAAACGTAAAGAATGCCATTGAAAGAATAAAATCCTCATAGGACATATCGGGGTCAATGGCTATACGTGCGTCTATTTCTTCCTTTCCTTTCTCGTAAACCTCTTTCTTTGTGCGTCCCCAAATAGTTTTCTCGTAGTCACCATTTGGCATAAAAAAGAACTTTACGACACCATCCATAGACTTATCTACCGTACCATCGTCATTTATCCAACCACCACCATTTGCACCCTTTCCACACATCTTACGCATAAAGCACTCTCGCTCTGGGTTTTGTGCCAAATAGACTTGTGCCTTACCATTGGAATCGCTACGCAAACGAGGGAAGAAAGAGGAAATAGTGCGCCAAAGGAACTTATTACACTCGTCGAATATAAGTTTCTTTGCTTGCAAGCCTTTCGCAATCTTATCAATCACGATAGGACTTTCATTATCAAGTTGTTGGAATTTTATCTCACTACCATTGTATAGTTTCATACCCATGTCCGTCTGGTTACGAATAACCTCGCCTATTGGGTCGTGTGGTTGTTTCTTGACCGACCTATCAATCAATGGGTACATTTTCTTTAGTGTGTCATTTACCTTACCTGCGCCCCAGAAATCGGACACGTTACGCATGAAACACACAATCTTAGCATTGTCATTTTCTGCTAAATACGCAATAGGCGCATAGTAAAGTGCGAACGACTTACCACCACCCGTACCACCCGTAAAGCACACAATATCGGCATTAGAGCGAATAGCATACTTTTGGTTGCCATCCTCTAACGGAGCTAATACTATGTCATTACGCTTTTTTGCCATACGCGAACATTGTATATAAAATAAAAAAAGAAATTTCTTGCTTGCAAAGATACACATTGAAACAATGTGTTTGTGTCACTAAAATTCTTTTATCGTTGGCTTTTGTTTTATTGTAACAAAAACCCAACGTTAGCACACATTGGATAGTTGCCCTTTGTTGTATCTTTGTGCCAAACAATTTGTTTTATTCCAAATTTATTTTTTTAATAGTAGAAAACTATGACAAAAGAAGAGGCATTACAGAAAGTAAACGCTTATTGTACCGAGAAACAGTACACAACCGCCACACTCACCGATGTTTTCAAAGAAAAGTTTGCAGAACATTTCGCAAAGAGCTATCCCGATGCTCCTGTTGATGACGAAAATGCTATTGCCAACATGAAATTTGCGCTTAATTCCGCTTTTAGTGGTGCAAGCCTTATCATTACGGACAAGAGCAAAGAGTTTGAAACAAAGGAAAGTGACTACAAAAACAAAATCGCTGAGTTAGAGAAAAAAGCCAAACAAAGCAAACCTACGGAACTTGAACTACCTAAAGATGTGCAAGAGAAGTTGGCAGCTTACGACAAGTTCATTGACGGTGAAAAGAAAGTCGCCAAATTCAAGAACATTATCGAATTGGCTAAAAGTGGCATCCGACAAAACCTACATACGTCTTTCGAGAAATTCGCGCAAGACTATGACGTTAAGTTGGATAAGGAAGATAAGGAACAAGCCGACGCACTTGTGACGCGCTTTAAGGAAATCTTTAAGAGTTCCGTTGGCGACATTACACCGCTTACTCCGCAGCAAACGGTAAAACAAGACGAGGATTTCATTTCTTCTATTCCGAAAGTTAAAGTTCAATAATTCTAATTTTTATTAATTATGGTAACAAATCTCCTATACTTTTTTGAAACCGCGAAGAAAGTTCGTGGTGGTCGCTGGGTGTGGGTAAAGGATGGTAATGGCGAAAGTCGTAATAACATCCTTCTTGGTGGTACTATTGCTAACCCAAACAAGGGCTTTGGTCATTTGTGGGCTGGTCAGCTTATGCAGTACACTCCAGGTCAGCCTATGCTGATTTTCCGTTCTTTCAAGCTGCAAGCTAACGCAGCAGGTAACGCTACTACTATCTATCTTGATGGTGATGGTTTCTCGGACGCTCCAGAGGTAGGTCAGTACCTTATGGTCGCACCACAATCAGCTGCCACATCAGGCACTTATGCAAAGGTGACAGCCGTAGAGTACGACGAGGCTAACCTAAAGTTCAAGGTAGTTTTGGCTAACAAACTTTCATCCTCACAGATTACGGCTGGTACAATTCTTGTGGAATCTAACGCTGCTGCTGATGCAGCACTTGCAGAGCCAACAGGTCAAGCAAAGGTTCTTTGTCCAAAGCCAAACGTATTCAACGAGGCAGACCGCGACTTGCTCCCTACCGATGGTTATGGTTTCCAAAACGCAAATTATAGCGTATCGGGCGTTTACAACAAGCAAGCGTGGATTGAAAAGATGCAGCCACTTCCATCTTATGTACTTGCTTACAACAAGTCACTTATTGATGGCATTTTCTGGATTTAATCACTTAAAGAAAAGAAAGGAAACAAGATATGGCAAATGCACTCAATTTCCACTTTACCCCAGACGAGGCTATTGAAAAGCTCTATCAAAGGGGTTTTATGGACGGAGCTAATGTAGGCTTCCTCCAGCAACTTATAGACGCAACTATCGAAATCGACGAGAACCAGTTCTTCTGGCAAGAGCATTTCCGCGTCGAGGGTAACGAGTACGATATTGACCGCTCAGACCTTAAAAAGAATCCAGCATGGTCAGTTCGTCAAGTTAAGCGTCGTAGTGTTCCTATGGCTGACGCTATGGCTCCGCTTTCTGAGACAATGCAACTTGAAGGTGAGGGCTACGAGGTTAAGACTGGTTCAATCTACCAATATGGTAAGGGATTGTTTGAAACCTCAATGTCTAAACTTGAACTTCAAGCACGTCTTGCAGAACTTGGTTCAGACCGCAATCTTGTAGAGGGTTTTGTTCGTGGCGTTGCAGACCTTGTTAAGACACACAACCTACGTGTTTCTAACATGGCAGCTATGACACTTTCACGTGGTGGTGAGTATGGTAACGCTATCGCACTTACCCAAATCGTGAACGGTCAAGCAAGTGGTACGGCTACCACACAAGGCTTTAGTGGCGTAACCGTATATCAGAACGCTTACGTTCCAGTAACTAACTACAAGACCGCAGGTACAAAGGTTTGGACAGCAAATGATTGTGACATCCCTGAGCAGATGCGCAAGATTGAGGCTGACTTCCGTGAAAAGAACGCCATTCCTGCAAGTGTTCCATTCGAGTGGGATATTCCGTGGGAAATGGTAGTAAACGTTCTCATGAAGAATGCAGCTTTCGTCAAGGAGGTTAATCGTTACATTGCACTTGCTGCACCTGATAAGGTTGTCGTTGTTACAAATGGCACATCATCAACACAAGTTGATACTATCACATGGCAGCAGCTCATTGAGTATTCTCGTTGGGAAATGTCAAAGATTTCTCCAATTCGTATTGTACGCGAGCAGCAGACCGTACAAGGTATCACTACCTACCATACCGTAAAGGGTTGGAAGGCTGGTGTTGCAGTTCTTCGTCCACTTGGCTACGCAGGTGTTCTCGTACACGCTAAGTGTGCCGACGTTGAGTTAATGAAGAGTGGCGAGGTCAACAAGGGTATTGATTTCTCTTTGGCAAAGGTTCAAGGTTTCTTGAACGTAATCAATAAGGTTACACCAAATGGTATGCTAAAGTCTTATCACACCGACGTTATTGGTCGCTACGCTACCGTACTCGACGAATCTAACTATCACGTTATCGTTGATACTACAACTGCGGACTAACCCTTTTTAGTCTTGAAAAGAAATATTGTTCTTAGAAAATAAATTAACACTACGATGACAGTATTGGAATGGCTTACAAAGCGGACACGTTATAGTTTTTCCGTTGGCAACTTTGAGGTGATTGCCCTTGATAGGGGCGTTCAACC